ATAGAAAACAGTATGGTTGAGGTCATTAGGGGTATGTTGTTGAACGGCGTTCTTGAAACTAAACCGCAAAGCACGCTTATTCCAAGAGATATAAAAAAAGCACTACCCGGACAATTTCAGGCAGATCAAGTTGTAGTAAACGCTAAAAAACTCAAAACTTTTACCGATAAATATAAAGTAGCTGCAGATCAAAACCCTTTGATAAGAGAATTGTTTGACGACATGAGCGATCCAGTTAAGGCTCAACAGGTTCTTGACAGTCTTAAAGGGGGTGCAGGTATACCCGAAAAAGGAATACCTATAATGCAGGAAAGAATGGCTATGAAAAATGCTTTGAGCGATATTCTTGGCGTAGACAGTCCTGTTTATTCAATTCTTCAAATTTTAGAAGGCAAACAACCCGTAACCGGATTGAAACAAATTGCTAAACAAATTAACTTAATGAAAACTTCTGATATACCGGTGACATATAATGGTGAAAAAATGCCGGCAAAAGATGTTTACGAACCTGCCGTCGGTGGTTTGATAAATTCTTTAATACAGGTTGCTCGACAGGCAAGTTACATAAAAGGTAGAGATATTTTTGAACCAGGGGATCTCACACCAATACCTAGATATGACGCAAAAATATTCCGTCAAACATTTTTTGATACAGGGGAAGTTTTTCCTTCAATGAAAGATTTACCTTCAATTGCAGATATTTTGTTAAAACAAAAAGTTATTGATAAAGCTAGGTATGACCAAATAGATAACGTTACGTTAGCTATGGAACGTATGCAAAATCAACAAGACTTTATGGAACTTTTGCCAGATATGTCAACAAAATCAAGCCAACGTTTTCAAAAGTTTGCCGCCAGGGTTTTTGGTGCGCAAACAGGTGCTCGTTTTGGCACGGGCACCATACAGGTTCCAGGATTTACTGCTACGTTAGCTGAAGATGTTCTTATGAATTCGCCTAGCACGGCTTTGACTACTTTTATGAGTAAATTGTTTGAACCAGGCGGCTACGCAAAGTTTGAAGAAATGCTTGAATCAACTGCAGAAGAATCAACAAAAAGACAACGTGGTCAAGCGTTCGAGACTCCATTGTTAGTGCCACCACTAAAAGATTCTCCGTTAGCTGTCGCTGCTCCGGTAGAAGCAATTACTCGAGATAGAGGAGAAGAAAGAACAATCACGCCTCCACCACCACAGTTATCTCAGGCGTCACCGTCAGTAAATCCTATGCAAACCGGACGCCCTAATCAGAGAGCACGCTACGCGGCTATGTTCCCACTTGATCCGGCTTCTTCGCTTATCAGAGAACGTCAAGCACAGGGTATAGGCAGTTTACCTAGACCTTAGATTAGCCACTCTCGGCTTTGTTCTCCCAATACTTCTTGAGCAATATCAATTTTACTTTTTAATGCAGTAAGTATTTTTTCGTCAACTGTTCCCGGACTCACTAAATCCACATAGGTTACGTGATTTTTTTGTCCTATACGGTGGGCCCTGTCTTCTGACTGTATACGTGTCTCTAAATCATTCCCGTTGTTCCAATAGATCACGTTAGTTGCCTCAGTTAGGGTCAAACCATAACCCCCGGTTTTAGGATTACCCACAAAGAAACGCAGTGGGTTCTCTTTGTCTTGAAAATTTTTGACTATTTCTTGACGTTTATCTTGAGGTGTAGCCCCATAAAAAGCTTCGGCACTGCTCTCGCCGTGTTTTTCTTTTAGTTTATTTACGATACGTTCTAAATCATACACCCACGTAGCCCATATAATTACCTTACCGGACATTTCATCAATGGTGCTCAGTAGTTCGTCTAAACGTTTATTTGGTATTTCTTGTATCTCACCATCATCTGTCTTCAAATGCCCACAACATATCTCTTGCAGTCGCATTATTTGTGTCAGAACGCTAGTTGTTGTAGATAGATCACCTTTTTCTAAACGAGCAATAGCTAGTTTTTTCATTTGCACATAAGCAGATAGCTGTTCTTTGCTCAACGGCACTCGTCTTGATGTATATATCTTTTCAGGTAAATCTAAACAGTCTTCTTTTAAAACCCTGGAGCTAAACTTATCTAGTTTATCGTGCAGTTCGTCTAAACGTTGATAACCAGTAATTTCTTGAAAACTACGCATACCCATAGCCCTTTTCCTAACAATTGCATAACGTGCTTGATATGCGAAGAAACTTTTAAAACCAAGTAGTTGCGGACTTAAAAAATCACATTGACTGAATAGGTCCATTGGGTTTTTTGTAATCGGAGATCCCGTCAGTATGCGTTTGTACTTTGCTAGACTAGCGGCTTTCAACGCATTTTTTGTGCGTAATGCTTTGCGATTCTTTATTGCCGTGCTTTCGTCCATAATAAATAGGTTGTTAGGATTTATCTTTAAAAACTTAAATGCACTGGACGCGCCTTTGACAGTAGATAAAGCTTCTACATTCATAGCAAGTATGTGCAAATCGGTGTGTTTTGGATCAGCTAACTCGGTTAACGCTTCACGGTACTTTTTAGTTATGTTGGGTTGCCATTGTACTACTTTGCAATTTATGCGATCGGGTAAGTGTTGTGGTATTTCTTTTTCTACCCAGTTTGCGAACACACCTTTGGGCGCAACTATCAGGACAGTATTGATACATTTTGTCTCATACAATGCACCTAAAGTGTCAATTGCGATCTTTGTTTTTCCGGTACCCATTTCCAAGAAAAGCGCGTGTTGTTTGGCCTTCCACGTTTCTTCAAAAATTATTTTTTGATGCTCGTAAGGCTTAGTTTTATATTTATACATTTTTTTTGCTCCCACTATTGACGTATATAATGATATGCGATATAAATATGTTTGTCTAGGAATGAAAAACATTCCTCAATTCACGAACCACGGAGATTAAATATGGAAAACGACTTTCTTTCGCAATTAGAATCAGATGCAGCCGCAATAGATTCAACACCACAGGATAAAGAATTAGGCAATGTCGCAAGTATTGCTAAGAATATCCAAGAAAAAGAAGACCTTTTATCCAATTTAGAGAAACAAGTTAAAGAGGTTAAAAAAGAACTTCTCAAACTCACAGATGAAGACCTACCCGCAATGTTACAAGAGTTGGGTTTAACCGGTTTTACATTGGAAGATGGTTCATCCATTTCAGTCAAACCTACTTATGGAGCACATATTAAAGTATCAGATAGAGAAGATGCTTACGAATGGCTTCGTAAAAATGAATATGGTGATTTGATAAAAAATGTAGTGAGTTGTACTTTTGGACGGGGCGAAGATAACACAGCCGTAGATTTCATGTCTTTTGCTGAAAAAAGCGGTTACAGTCCACAACAAAAAACGGATGTTCATTCACAGACACTTAAGGCGTGGGTTAGGGAGCGTGTAGAAAACGGTGATAGTTTTCCTATGGAGCTCTTTGGCGCATATATCGGACAGCGTGCAATTATCAAGAGGAAATAGGCATGGCAAGTAATGTAACGAAGAAGAAAAATGACAGCAATGTCGTTGAGTTTGATGCTTCCATTTTTGAAGCAGACGCGGGTAAAGGTTTAGAGAATGTAGGACAAGATGATCTGGCTTTACCTTTTATTAAAATACTAAGTGGTTTGGACCCGGTGTTGGATGATTTAGAAGAAGCTAGAAAAGGCGATATTTATAATACCGTCACAAATCAAATCTATAAAGGTAAAGAAGGGATTAAAGTTGTGCCTTGTACTTACCAGAGACGATTCATTGAATGGGCACCTCGAGGTAGTGGCACTGGAGCACCTTTGAATATTTTTACGCCACACGACACTCGACCTAAAACAGAGCGATCACCGGACGATAACAGAGAATATGTTGTCGGTGGTGACGGCAGTTATATCGAGGAAACACACCAACATTTTGTTGTTATATTAGAAGAAGACGGCTCGTCGAGCACCGCTCTAATTGCAATGAAATCAACGCAGTTAAAGAAAAGTCGTAAGTGGAACTCTATGATTGCCTCCCGTAGTTTGGTCGGCAAAAACGGGCCTTTCACTCCACCGAGATACTCTCACGTTTACTTACTTAAAACAGTAAGCGAGGAAAACTCAAAAGGAAGTTGGCACGGTTGGGATATTTCTTTAGTCGAGCAAGTAAAAGATATGGCTTTGTACGGTGCCGCAAAAGCATTTGCAGAGAACATATCAAGCGGTGAGGTTGAAGTTAAACACTCTCAGGAAACTACTGAAAGCGCAGATAACGCTCCTTTTTAACTTAATCGAGGGAGACGGTAGCGATACCGTCTCTAGGGAGCCTTATGTCTTATTACAAACAATTTTCGTCTATTTTTGATGGTTTACGCGCCGCGTATGGCACCTACAAGATAGACAAGAAACAACTAAATGGAAAGAAGAACACAGGAAAAGCGGGCGTAGTACGCGAAACACGCACCAAGGAACTGTGGGAAGGTCATTTGTCCGGGAAAGGACAGTCTGTAGGTATTATACCTATTAACGAAGAAAACAACTGTAAATGGGGTTGTGTCGATATAGATTTATACAATTTCGATCACAAAAAACTGATTGATAAAATCCGTAAGTTAAAGTTACCTTTGGTAGTTTGTCGTTCAAAGTCTGGTGGGGCGCACGTTTTTATCTTTACATCTGAGTGGGTATCTGCAAAGAATATTCAAGAAGTGTTAAGACACGTTGCGTCCTTACTAGGTTACGGTGAGTCAGAGATATTTCCAAAACAAATAAAATTAAATCTTGAGCGCGGTGACGTCGGTAACTTTTTAAATATGCCGTATTACGATCACGAAGACGGTTTACGTTACGCAATAAAAGATGATGGCACAGCGGCAACAATAGAAGAATTTTTTGAGTTACATAAAGAGTACGTGTGTACTCCAGAACAACTGTCGGCGGTGTTGATCGAAGAAGACACTTCTCAACCCATAGAAAACGGCCCACCTTGTTTACAGGTATTGTGCCGGGAAAAGATTTCAGAGGGTGGTCGTAATAATGGGTTATTTAATATCGGTGTTTATCTTAGAAAAGCTTACCCGGATTCTTGGGAAACCGAAATACTAAACTACAATATGCAATACCTAGATCCGCCGCTACCTTTAAACGAAGTTAACGTGGTTGCTAAACAATTACAGAAAAAAGACTATGCGTATAAATGCAAGGACGCACCTATAAATTCTTATTGCAACGCAGAGTTATGTAAAACCCGTAAGTTTGGTATTGATGCTGCAATATCGGGTGTATTAATAGCTAATTTAAGAAAATACAATTCGCAACCGCCGGTGTGGTTTTTAGATGTAAATGGGCAACCGTTAGAATTAGATACTGAGGGTTTGATGAACCAGATTACTTTTCAACGATCTTGTGTGGAGCAACTAAACTTTATGCCTCGCAGTGTCACTAAACCTTTGTGGGAAGGGCGTATCAATACTTTGCTAGACGATATGACGCAGAACGAAGGAAGCATTGTAGAAGTAAGTGCGGACGCTAGTGTTAACGGGCGTTTTTATGCGTTTCTGGACGAGTTTTGCACTTCTTTACAACAAGCTCAAGATAGGGAAGAAATACTGTTGAGACGTCCATATACCGACGAAAAAGAAGAAAAAACATTTTTCAGATTGGTTGATTTAGAGAATCATTTAACTAAAGCAAATTTTAAGAATTATAAAACCCATCAGATTGCACAGAGATTACGAGATATTAACGGGGAGGCAACACAGATTAATATAAAAGGTAAGTCTGTTAGGGTGTGGGCTATTCCGGCATTTAATCGAACTAATCCAGAGATACCACCACCGGATTTTGGTGACGAAACAGAGGTACCGTTTTAATGTTTCGTATTTTTGGTCCTCCTGGGACCGGAAAAACCACAACATTATTAAATCTAGTAGATAAAGAATTAGAGAGGGGCACGCCTTCGTCAGAGATAGCGTTCTTGGCTTTTACTCGTAAAGCAGCGAGAGAAGCAAAAGAGCGTGCGTGTCGTCGATTTGGTCTAAACGCAAAAGAAGATTTACCTTATTTTCGCACGCTACACTCACTGGCTTTTCGTTTAGTCGGATTAACGACCGAACAACTGATGGGAGCAGAGCATTATCGAGAGATAGAAAACCGCATTGGCTTTGAGTTATCCGGCGGTACTGCGGCAGACGAAGAACACACTTCGGCAATTAAAAGAGAGTCAGAGATTCTACGTTTGATTACACTAGCAAGACTTAAAAGAACGACATTACATTCTGAGTATAATCGAAGTAATGTTAAATATAGTTGGACTGAAGTTAATTATGTAGCCGGTGCAGTAGCCCAATACAAAAAATCCAACGGCTTGCACGATTATACGGATATGTTAGAACTGTTTGTGGCTAAAGGGCGTTCAGTATGCCCACCCTTGCGATTGTGTTTGTTAGACGAGGCCCAGGATTTATCTCCGTTACAGTGGGAGATTGCACATCTGTTAGATTCAAAATCAGACAAGATGTATTGCGCCGGAGACGACGATCAAGCTATTTATGATTTTGCCGGTGCAGACGTAGATCATTTTATAAATTTACCGGGCGGTGCTGAAATACTAGAAACAAGCTATCGCGTCCCGGCTTCTGTGCATCAACTGGCAATGGGGTTGTCTTCAAGAATACAACGTCGTTTTCCAAAAAATTATGTGCCTAAAAAAGAAAAGGGATCCGTGCAAAGGATATATTCTCCCGAACATTTAGATTTTAGTCAGGGCGATTGGCTTGTATTAAGTCAAGCTAACTATCAGATTAACCCTGTGTCATCTATTTTAAAGCAAAGCGGTTATTACTTTGAGCGTTCTGGTTATCCTTCGGTAGCGCCAAAAGTTAGCACGGCTTTGTTGTCTTGGAAGAAATTACAAAATGACGAAGTAATTGACGTTGCCTCGGCAAGAATATTGTATTCATTTATGCGGGGTAATGGTGTAAGAGTAGAACGTGGCTTTAAAACATTAAAAGCAGACGAAAACGTTTTTTTAAGTTTAGATCAATTGCAAGAGCAACACGGCTTATTAGCAACCGCCGATATGGACTGGCAAACCGCATTAGACCGTTTACCTGATATGGACCGAGCCTACATCAACGCATTGTTGCGTAGAGGCGAAGATTTAGAGCAAATTCCCCGTATTAAACTTTCCACGATTCACGGAGCAAAAGGCGGAGAAGCGTCAAACGTAGTAGTGTTTAGCGATTTGACCGCCGCGGCTGACGAATCTATGCAGATCAGTCCAGATACTTTGCACCGTGTCTTTTATGTAGCGGTTACACGGACTAAGCAGAACTTATTTATAGTCGAACCCGAAATTTATCAAAGGAGTTATAACTTATAATGAAAAAAGAAACCAGATTACAGTTTCCCATGTTTGGGACAAACACCGATTGGACTCCGCCTGTAGACTTACCCGATTTAAGTGATGCTAAAGAAATAGCTATAGACCTCGAAACACGCGACCCGAACCTTAAAACAAAAGGTCCAGGGTGGCCTACCGGTGATGGTGAAGTTGTGGGAGTTGCGGTAGCTACCTCCGATTGGAAAGGGTATTTACCTTTCAGTCACTTGGGCGGTGGAAATTTAGATCGACGTATTATTTCGCGTTGGCTAACTAAAATTCTTGCCGGTGATGGCGATAAAATTATGCACAATGCACAGTATGACGCCGGGTGGTTACGTCAAATGGACGTTCCTATCAATGGGCGCATAGTAGATACTATGATTACAGCGTCGTTATTGGACGAAAATCGGTTTAGTTACTCGTTGAACGCACTCTCCTTTGATTATCTTGGAAAAACCAAGTCAGAAAAGCTTCTTACTGAAGCAGCTAGGGACTTTGGCGTAGATCCAAAAGCTGAGATGTGGAAGCTACCGGCACCGTATGTTGGTCCTTATGCAGAAATGGACGCCGAACTTACGCTCGAGTTATGGCAATTGTTTAAAACGCAGATAGCGGTTGAGGATTTAAGTTCTGTTTGGGATTTAGAAACAAGCTTGTTGCCGTGCCTTATAGATATGACATGGCGTGGCGTTCGGGTAGATTTGGACAAAGCAGAGCGAACTAAGCAAGCTATATTAAAAAGAGAAAAAGAAGCACTGGCTCAAATTAAAAAAATGGCCGGGTTTGAAGTCGAAGTATGGGCCGCCGCCTCATTAAAAAAAGCGTTTGACAAAATCGGTATAAAATACCCTAGCACTGAAAAGGGTGCGCCAAGTTTTACCAAAGCGTTTTTGACTGAGCATAAACATGAGTTTCCACGTTTAGTCGTCAAAGCACGTGAGTTAAATAAAATACAGGGAACGTTTATAAATGCAATCTTAAAGCACGTAGGTAAAGACGGGCGTATTCATAGTCACATTAATCAGTTACGTTCGGATAATGGCGGGACCGTATCGGGACGCATATCAATGAACAATCCAAACCTTCAACAAATCCCGGCTCGCGACCCAGAACTGGGACCAATGATACGCAGTTTGTTTTTACCAGAAGAAGGCGAACAGTGGGCGGCAATAGATTTCTCGCAACAAGAACCACGGATCTTGGTCCATTACGCCTCGGTGTTATCTGATTGGAAGGGTGGCGGTTTAGAGGGTGTAGACGAATTTGTAGATGGCTACAAGAACAACCCAGATATGGACTTTCACACAATGGTCGCAAAAATGGCTGATATTCCTAGAAAAAGCGCCAAGACCATTAATTTAGCTATGATGTATGGCATGGGCGTTACCAAGCTATCGCATCAGTTAGACATCAGTTTAGACGAAGCAAAAGACCTGACTAAGCAATATCACAGTCGCGTGCCATTTGTTAAGCAATTAATGCAAGGCGTATCGAGAAGATTAGAAGACGCGCGATCTAACGGAAGTGTGCGCTCTTTGAAGGGAAGAAAGTGTCGATTTGATTTATGGGAACCAAAAGGTTTTGAAATGAAAAAAGCGTTGCCAAAAGAAGAAGCACTCGCTACTTACGGGCAAACCACACAATTAAAACGTGCGTTTACCTACAAAGCACTTAACCGATTAATACAAGCAAGTGCTGCAGACATGACTAAGCAAGCTATGGTTAATCTTTATAATCAAGGCGTTACACCGCTTTTGCAGATTCACGATGAACTGGATTGCTCGGTAAAGGATTTAAAAGAAGCACAAAATATCTCAGGAATAATGGAAACCGCTTTGGATTTAAAAGTTCCTAGTAAATGCGATATTGATTTGGGACCAAGTTGGGGAGAGGCGAAAGAAGTAAAATCAATTTGAGTATTGCGGATTTGTCCTATATAATCTCAGATATGGCAGATGAAGTTATGCTAAAAGCAGATGGATATGACGAAGCAATTCTTGGAATTACTCGTCGCTGTGGAAAGCAAGACATCATTGCCTACGATGTTGCTAAAATTCTAGACATTCTAGTGACGCGCGATGGTATGACTGACGAAGAAGCAATAGAGTTCTTTGAATATAATGTTCAAGGGGCCTGGTTAGGGGAAGGCACACCCTGTTTCGTTTATACCCATGAACTAGAAGATTTAAAAGACGAATTAAATTGGAACCAAGAATCGAATTAGGAATTACTATGGACACAGATAAGTGGAAAAGTATATTGGTGCCTCGCGACACGTATGAAGAAATAAAAGAAATTGCGAAAGAAGAAGGTAGAACTATTTCTGGACAATTACGTTTGACTTGGCAACAATGGAAAAATGCAAATAGAGCACAGAAATTGGACAGCTAGAGAGTTTTTAAAGGTCGCGGATCGCGTGTCACGGAAATTAGAGAGAGGCGATAAAGTTTACCGAGACGAGATAGAAAAATTAAAATTACTGGCTCAAATAGAAGTCGCTAAAAAAAAGATGTTATAAGGTCCCTCCCGTCCTTTTCTTTTTATACCCGTTAATTCCTCCATTATTAACGGGTTTTTTTTGCGCAAACCACTCGTAAGTTATTGATTGTTAGTTAGTTTTTCATTGTTTTTGAAAAACAGACCCCCTATGTTTATTGGCCTCTGCAAGGTATAAGACATTATGTTATAATACTTATACGCGGTTTTTTATGAATCGCGGTTGTTCTTTAACAATTTGTTTAATCCTTTTAACTAATGTGCAAAAGCACGGGAGGCATTAGCTATGGCTAATCTAAAAGTTGGAGTGGACATCACTTCTGATGGGTATACGTTTTTGGCAATTACTATGGGATCTTATGGAACCTGGACTATTGGTTTGAATCTGCAAGAAGTTATTGCTAGAGCCAATAGGACTGCAAGTTCTGATCGCACCAACGTTATTGAGGTGTGGTATGGCAAAAGCGACGATATGAACGTTGGTCCGATGGGAGGTCTTCTTTGGAAGAATAACAATCCGCCAATTCCTGTTGGTCTTTTTGCAGCCAAGAAAAATACGATCTCATTTCTTAAACCAAACGAGGTTTATAAAATGTTCAAGGGCGCACCTAAAGACAGTTACCATGATTGGTTGCATCACGAAAACTGGCTCAAGGATCAAGTTGGAATGTTCGAGAAACACGGAACTAAAACTGACGAGGGTGGCGATCATGGCGATCATTGGCTAGGCAAAAACTTTAAGGAGGAGTAACAAAATCGAGGGACCTTCGGGTCCCTTTTTTTGTGTTTGCAATCTATACTACATTATTATATTCTCTTATATAGTCACAAGGTTTATTGGGCCTTACTAGCAAGCGTGGTTCACTTGTGTGGCGGAAACGAACTTTAATTAACTAAGGGACACTATGAGAAACAGCGACTTTGAACAATGGGCCACCCGTATGTATATGCGTAATTGCGAGGAACGACTCTTGCATAAGGAAGAACCTTACACGGACCGCGGTGCCTACATTGAAAAAAACCTGGACTATCTAAAAGAACGATTTTTAAAAGCCCAAACGAAACGGGCAAAAGTTTCGATTAAAAACGAGAGGTAAATCAAATGGAAAGACACAAAATAGGTAACGATAAAATAATAATTACATATAAAAAAGATCGAACTGTTATTGATTTTGATAACGATGAATTAGCTGATTTTAGACGTAAGTGCAGTAAAGCAATAAACGCTTTTGAAGGTGCTATGGAATGTAATGGTGATATGTATATGCGTGAATTTTTTGCAATAAAAGATTTCGTTGAGGATATCAAATGGAATTTCAATTTCAGACGACCTATGGATAATCGTTACTACGGTTCGTTGATCGCGGGCAACGATCCAAAAGCACACTATCACGATAACTCTGATCGCCCTAAAAAAGTCAATGTAGGGAGACCAAAGAAATGAATATATTTTATTTTTATGATAGCCCGGTTAAAGCAGCCGAGGCACAACCAGATAAAATGTTAGTCAAAATGCCATTAGAAACGGCCCAGATGTTATGCACGGCACACCGAGAATTAGATGGTGATGGTTATGCTGATAAAGTCGGTTTATACAAACGAGCGTATTGGAATCACCCTTGCACGATATGGGCTAGGGAATGTAGTGAAAATTACTCATGGTTATACGCTCATTTTCTAGCACTAGGAATGGAATACACTTACAGATATGGTAAGGACCATGTAAGTATTATTAAGTTGGCTAAATCTTTGATGCAATTTCCTAAAAATATAAAGAATGGTCAGATGACCACAGTCGCACAAGCTATGCCCGATCAATATAAGAATGACGATCCCATCAAAGCGTATCGCGATTATTGCATCAACGAGAAACATTATGCTAAGTGGGAGAAGGGCAGAGCTAAACCTGAGTGGTGGGTGCAATGACTTTTGATGAAGCGGTAGATCTTATGCATTACGGACAGTATAAAAATCCTGACGAAATAGAATATTGTTCAAATTGTGGATCAGACAGTATTGGTCTGTTGGCTTGGGTATCTCCTAGTGGTGAACCCATAATATTGAAGCAAACGGGCATAGTTAAGTGTATGGAATGTGGCGGTAAAAATTTTTTAGTCAAAGAGTGTTATAAAGATACGTTTTGTTGTGGGGATAAAAAATGACTGAGAATTGTAAAATTGGTCGCAGGAAAGAAATCAATGCCATTGTGGATATTTCCGCGTATATCAACAAAACCTATTCGGAACATTACGCTAAAAATAAAAAAACCCAAACATCTGATGTGATCGAGGATTTAGGTTATGGCGAGGGGTTCTACATAGGCAATATGATTAAGTATGCGTCTAGGTTAGGTAGGAAAGAGGGGGCAAGTCGAAAATCAGATTTGCTAAAATTAATTCATTATGCGATATTATTATATTGCATGGATAAAACGAATAAGGACGTTTAGATGTTTTTTTTAATTAAGTTATTGGGTAAATGGGAAGATAAGCAAAAACAACGGGAAATGGAAAGAGAAGTGCAAAAAACGATAGATAGACGACTAAGAAGTATAAAAAGACAAATGGAGAGAGAAAATGGAGATAGAAAAATTACAGCAAATCGTAATCGAGTTATCGAATAGGTTAGCTGACGATTCCGATTACGACAGTAACATAAAACCAAAATGCCAAGCGTTATTGGATTATTTCAACGAAGACCCCGCAGAGCAATTAGGCAAAGAAATATATTCGGGGCAGCGTCTCGCTAAAAAAAGCGATACGATTGTTTGTTATACACAAGAACGAGATTATCCTAACGCTTCTTTAGATAAGATTGAAGCATTTAGGGAAGACGTCAAAGGGGCGTTTGCTCGATATCAAGAACTTATCCAAGACGATTCCATATATTCTGCCTCGATATGTCAGGTGATTGACTCTACCGACTATGACGGAATGTGGGATAGCGAGGTCGGAGAAGATAACCTTATTGATCCCAATATGAAAAAATACATAGATCACCAAATCGAAGTTATTACTGATTCGGACTGGTTTGCAGAACTAGTCAAGGATAAAGTGGGGGAGGTGACTGATGGCTAAAGCATTATTTTGTCCTAAGTGCGATACGGAATTTTGGGGATTTGCAAATGGTAAAAACGGGGCGCGTTGTACAAAATGCGGATATAGATTTAC